TTTATCATCACCTAATAAATCTTTTAAGGTAACTGTATTACCAAAGAATGTAATTCGATAGGCATAAGCTTTATTGTTTTTTAAATCAACTCCATTAAGTTTTATGTAACCTTGTTTAAAATCAATATTATTTAATTCAATATTTGCATCAACTTTATTTCTTGCATCAAAACCACTTATATTAAAATCATTACTATTTACGATGTCATAATTGTAATAATGTTTGAATATTTTATTATTAGTTGCTGAAGCTGGAACTGTAAACGTTTGAGTAAATTCTGTAAATATCTTAGCAGGATCTTTAATGTTTTGAATTGACTGGTTAAAAGAAACCTGTTCATCTTTAAATAAATCAATCCTTTCACCGCTTATATATAGTTGTAGTTTTTGCATTATCTAACATTATTTATATAGTCAAAGCTCATATCGAAACTAAAAGTAAATTGTATTAATCTATCATTTAAAGAATTTTTATAAGTGAAGTTGCTTGTTTTTATATTTACAGGAATAGTAGTAAAATCATTTGTTGATGGTACTCTAAACCTTACCCATACTTTTTCAGATAATAACATTTCAGTAAAAACATTATTATACCATTCAGGTAAATAAAAAGAATTTAATGTTATAGATTGTTTTCCTTTAATATTGAAATTTTGTTTAGTGTGTTCGTTTATAGAATAAGTTCCAGTAGATGAAATTGTGTTACTATTATAATTCTCTCTTGTTGATGTTATTTCTTGTATAGCTTTTAATGTAAAAAATTCAGATTGAATAGCACCATATTTATTTATAAAACTTACTTTAAATCCATTGGTGCTTGTTTCTGTATATCCAACTGCAGCAGTATATTTAGTACAATCAACCCTTACTATATTAACAGTAACCCCTTCAACAACTTTTGAATCAGCATTCAATCCTGAAGCATTGTAAATTATAGTTCCTGCATTTATACTTGGTATTTGTATTCCAACATCTTTTGGTGCATACATTGTATAAGTTTTAACACCACCAGTAGTTTGTGAATAATTAGAAATAGCAGGAAATGCTGTACCACTCATTGAAGGATTTGCAGCTTCATAAAAAGTACCATATCCATCAAAACCATTATGTGTTTCTTGACTTGTGCTTATTGCTGTACCTCCTGCATTAACTTGAGGATAAAATGTTAAATCTAAAACAATAGCAAATACAGGTTGAGTTGAATAAGAATTGTTAAAAGTTATATCTAAATAATCTCTTGCTAATTCCGCCCATTCAAATAACACCGCAACATTTGGTGCTGCATTTTTTATTAATGTATATCTTACTGTTCCATCAATAGTGATAACTAATTTAGCAGATAAAGTTGTTGCATCTGTTGAAGTTGATGTTATGTATTGTGGTGATCTTAATAATCTATTTGCCATCGTTTATTTTTTTGTTCCTAAAATTATTCCTTGTTCAATATCTAATAAAAAGCTTTTTGTAATGTCTGGTGTTAATTTAGCAAATGCTCTTTCAAATGGTTTAGTGAAAAACATTGTTGGTTTAATTCCTGATAAATAAATACTTCTTGTTATTAAGTATTGCATTGTTTTTCTTGGTAAGAATCTTCCAGTTTTTTTATCCCTTACACCATCTAACCCTTTTGTAATTGTCCATTTGTTTATTGCTTTTCTTAACCCTCTTGACTTCATTGCTCCAAATTTATAAATACTATTAGGAGCTTGTTGTTTATTAAAGTTTTTTGATTTTTCTGGTAATGCACCAGGATCTTTTCCTTTAACTCCTTGATCTACAAAATCACCATAATTTTCCATTAAGAAATCTAAGATGAAAATATCTTTTTCTGTATCTAAAGTGTATTGAATTGAATTGTATAATTTACCACCACCTTTATCTTCTCTTGTTAAATTAGATTTAGATTGCTGGACAACATATTTGCCAAACTTATTTAATATTTCATTTGTTTTTAGAAAATCCATTAACAGATGCTTATGTCATTATAAATTAAAATATCCATTGTCGCTGTCATTCCAGCAAGTTCATTATCAAAACGATCATAAAATAATTCTATTCCAGGATTACCATCTAATTGATATTTATCAAAATGTAATGTGCCACCTCTTAATACTTGAATCAATTTATTTAATACTGCTAATTGTGTGTTTAGAATATCTTGTAGATCATTGTTTCCTTCAAACTGATCAACTACTATTGTTTTAGATTGGTGAACTATGTCCATAGCTAATACCGACATATTAAATCTAAGCACACCATCTTCTTGACTTATGCTATTTACTAAAATATGTGATAAAGGAAATATTGTTTGCTTCTGCAGATCAACATCACTTATGTCACCAGTTGTTACTGTGTTTACATTCACATCAGCTAGTAGCTGTGTTTTAATTGTTTCTGTGGCTTGATAAAATGCCCTTGATCCTTGTTGACTCATTTAAACTTTTTTTTCATTTCTGATGCTTCTAATTCGCTTTTTTCTTTCATAAATGTTAGCATCAATAAACATTCGTGTAAATTCAATTTAGTGATATTTTCAAATCTTGTAATATCTGATCCAGCGAGTGCGTAAAGCGACTGATACCATCCCCATTTTTTACCAAATCCTGATCTGGAACTTGTAGTGTCTCCTGTTCCTGATTCAAATAACTGAGAATATTCGTTGCACAATCCTGTCCTAAACGATAAAAAAAAAACACAGAACTAAGAACCGCATCCATTGGCATATCCAATAAGATTTCTTTTCCTTCTGTTGTGTAATCTTCAATCAAATATTTATCACCTTGCTTTTGTTTAATAGGTCGATACAATACATTCATAGCAATTTCAATATTACTCCAATCACCCATATAAGTATCAAGATCAATATATTCTCCAAAGCTAATAGCTGATAGGTTAGGGATGAATCCATATTCAATACCTTTTAATTTAAAGGTTTTAATCAGCTCTGGCTTAGAATCAAACATATCATTTAAGATAGTTGTTACTCTATCGACATCATCGTATTTAAATTTCAATACATCTTCACCTTTTATTCCACAGAAGATTTCAATCATCTTTTGCTGTAGAAAAAATGTACCTTCATTGTCTGCTTGAAGCTTTACAAATTTTTGATATTGTTTAAGGTTGATTTCCTTTAAGTTGTCTGGAACTATTATTTCAGCTTTCATTATTTATATAACGTATTTAATTAGTGATTTTATTGCATAAAAAAAGGGAGCAATTTCTTACCCCCTAATTTAAACAAACAAACTATCTTTTACTAATCTAAGTATTCACATTGATAACTACAATATCCTTTATTATATATTGGTTTTTCACATTCAATACATTTATATTGTGGTTCATCCCAAGGTGGTGTGTTATAATTCATATGTATCTTCTTTAAGTTCGTTTAATTCTAACAAGGCATCATTTCTTTGTTCCCTGTAATCACTGTTGGCTATTTTACAATTTGCAAAATTAGTTTGTAAGTTGTTAGTATAAAAAATAGTTTCAATTAAAGCTTTTTGAATTTGCTTTAGTTCTTCGCTTTCAGGATTGTCTTTTACTACTTTGTTAACTAATTCGCTTAATAGTATTATGTTGTTATAATACTGTAAATCTTTTAAGTTTGTTAATTTGTCCATAATTAAAACTAATCAATTAAATGAAAAAACAAAAATAAAGCTGAAAAAAATATTAACCACATTGCACCCATTTGTAAAGCTACTTTAATAAAGTTTTTTTTATTTTCTTTTGTTGTTATTCTTTTTGCTATGTAATATCTTCTTTGTCCGTTGTCTTTGTAATATTGTTTCATAATAAATTCTTAAGTATTAATAAGGTTAATAATATTCCACCTAGTGTTAATGTTATTTTTAAAAGTTTAAATGTTTCTAATTCCTTTTCAGGATTTCTTCCTTGATTAGATCTATATTGTCTTTTCTTCATATTAAAAGTTATCTTGTAGATTAATGTAATCAACTTGCTTAATAGCATTTAAAGCGTCTTTAAGCCACTCTTGTTGGTAAGGTGGTAAGTTACCATATCTTTTAATAGATTCTAAGTTACCTATTGCTTTACCCATTAACTTTGCGTTTTTATATATTTCCATTAAATAAAATCTTTATAAAGTTCAAGGTTTTCTTCAAAAGTTCTTTTTTGATTAATTTCTGGTAAACCAAAAGAATTAGTTGTTATTGTTAAATCTAAAGGTATTCCACAATCTTCACCTTCACAATTAAAATTATCTTTGTGATTTTCATAACCACACATTTCACATTTATTTGTCATTGTCTGTTTGTTTATATGACTGTTTAATTACAATCATACTGCAATATACAAAACTTTTAGTTATTCACAAATAATTTAATAACTTTTATTTGGGTTTTCTTTTTCATCTGCATAAGTTAGATATAAACACTTTCTACAATACCAGCCAAAGCCATTTTGTAAAGAGCCAATAAACGAAGTTTTATGTGTACATCTTTTACAATCCACAATATCCTGAATCACATTCATTAAAATCATCATCAAATAAGGATGTTTGTTTAAAGCTGTTTTTAATTTGTTCATAGTTCATGCCGTTTTTAAAGGTTGCGGTATCTTGTTCAGCATCTATAAACCATTGATATTTATTAGGGTGTTTGTCTGATAGGTGTTTTAATAAAATTGGAGTTCTATGAAAACAGCCAACACAATTATTCATATAAGCAAATCTTACTGGTTTGTCCTTCCAGTATTTTTCTATCTTATCTTTATAAATATTATTATCTATTAATGGGAACATAGGCTTTTGCCATTCTATGTCTGCCCATTTGTTCTGTGTTTTTCTTTTACCTACAATAGCTTTAAATGTGCTAAAGCCATTTTGATTAGTTTTGGATAACATTGTTTTTGCTCTGCTCCCTTCATTAGCTCTATATCCTATCTGCATTTTAACTGGTTCATTAAATTTATTTTGCCACCAATTAAATATTGGTTGCAATTTCATTTCAGTTGTGCAAAATCTTTGAGTTACATTAGGTAGATAAGTTTTACCATTTCTATTAATAACTTCATCAAATGTTTTACCAGTAACCCAATCAATCTTTTGACCTATATATTGTTCTAAGTCTAACATAGTGTATATGATTGCATCTTCTTCAAGTGTACCTATAAACTCAGCTCCTAATCTATCTGAAACTTCTTTTCTAATTTTAGCATCTGGAAACAAACATTTTTTATCATCTGTTCTTACTAAAGAAAACACATTATAATCAGCTTTATAATTTGCTGCTATATAGCTTGAGGTTTTACCTCCACTTAAAGAATTTACTGTTTTCATTAATAAAAGTGATATTCTCCTCTATTAGGGTTTTCAAGTTCCATCATAAGTGCATACCTAGCGGCATCAATACAGTCAGGATGTGCGCCTGTAGGCTTTTGCAAGTCATTGCCTTCTTTGTCTTTTGCCCATATATAACCCTGCAGTTCTTTGATTAGATTCTTGCTTCTTCTAGTTACATAGATTTCATTTTGATTCATTAGGTTCAAACCATAGGCTATTGAATCCCTCCCTTTTGTAACTCCATAAACTCTATGCCCATAGTTATTAAGTTCAGAAATTGATTTAGGCTCTGCTGAATCTGCATAGATGTTCTCTTTTACATTTTGATTAGTTAGAAATAAGCTTATGTCTCTATTATGCATTCCTTTTCTACAGAGCAGCTCATCATAGATATAGGCATTATTCCATTTATACAATCTGATATATGACGAGCTGTCTACAGAATAGCCAAAATCCATGCCTCCACAGAGCAATCTTGCATCTACTGGAATCTTATCTATCTCTTTCCAGTCTGGAATA